AGGTAGCTCCATCGACCAACGCCGAAGATCGTTCTTGAAGCCCATGATGGTGCATGTGCCGCCGTGCACACTCGTGGCCGGGCAGTACATGTTCAACGCAGCCCGCCCAGGCGACGCACTGGTATCTATCGCCCGAATGGTCAATCCGACAGGAATGGTGTTTGTAACGTACGGGGCGGTATTGAGAATGATGAGCGGTCCAGGCGTGATCGTGCCACCCGCCAGCGGCAGCACTTGCGTCCAGGCCGCGTTCAGCCGCCCATAGGCACTGCCATCGATCGGCGCATCACCGAAGCCGCCGATCAGCCCGCTCACTTGCCCCAGCGTCATCTTGCGCGTGTGCGGCGACTGTAGCGGCTGCCACGCCATAACGAAGTCGCCCAGCTGCGGCGCTGCCGCGGGTGGGAGATCGTTGACGGTTTCGGTAACGAGATCGCTCATTGTGGTTCCTAGGGCACCCAGAACAGATCGCCGTAGTCGTCGACAATAGGCGTGCCGCCGCCGTCGTTGCTGAGGAAGCTCTGGCCGGACGGCCCGAGGTTGACGATCACATTCTGGATCGGATCGGCATAAGGGCCGCCCACCGAGTGGGGTAACCCGGGCGTCAATCGCAGCTGGCCGCTGCGCAGCGCCACGATGATCGGATAGTAGGGGTCGCCGTTGTCCAGCATCACCGACAGCCTGTCACCCAGGTTGAATCCCTCAGTGCTGTCGACCGTCACCCACGGCGTCGTCCTCGGCGCGAACGCCGTGACGTAGGTCGCGGTGATGACGAAGCGGTTCTGCTGGCGTGGCCGCGGCTCGGGGATCGACTGGTCGTCGGCGATGCCGCGCACGAAGTCCTGTGGCTGCTGCGCTTCCCAGCGCTTCTTGTCGACCACCAGCCCGCCGGTCTGCCCGCCAGGGATCTTGCGCGACTGCGAGTGCTTCAGGCGGAAGCCGGACAGGTCGTCGATGACGTTCCAGTCCCCCGGTTTGTACCATGTGCCATAGGGCATCAGAGCGGTCCTCCGCGACCGAGCAGCAGCCACACCAGCAGCACGATGAGGATGATCCCGACGATCCCGATGCCGCCATAGTGGTAACCGCCCCAGCCGTAGCGCGGGCCGTAGTACGCACCACCACCGCCGAACAGGAGGACGATCACTAGGATCAGCACGATCAGTCCCAGTAGTGACATCGGCTCACCTCGTCGGGATGTTCTTCGCGCACTTCAGGATGATGGTGTAGCCGCTATTGGCGAGGGCTCCGGCCGTGGTGAAGTCGATCGAGCCAGTGATGCCGGCCGGACCGACCGGCGGCGTGATGCCGGCGAAGCCGCCGCGATTGGCATCGAGGAACTGCCAGTTGTCCGACTGGTTCAGCACGAAGATGTCGAGATTGGCGGTGGCGTGCCACTGCACGCGCAGCGTCATCCCAACGACAGAGAACCACACCGAGAGCACCGACAGGTGGATGCCGGGGTAGAGCGTGTTGCCCTGGAACACGATGCCGAACGGGCCGGTCGAGGTGGCATCGAGCTTTGTCACACCAGCCTCGCCCGTGGCGTCGGACAGGCTGGTGTATTTGGCCACGATGAAGCGCGGACCGTTCTCCAGTATCTGACTGGATACAACATCGACCATCGATGTCTCCTCAGGTCTGAGTGACGCCGAACATGCCCTGGTTCAGGCCGTACGTCGGGTTGGTCATCTGCGGTATCCACGGACGCTGGAACAACGTGATGCGCTTGGCGCCATCCGAGGCAGACGCCGGTATCCAGGTGCCGCAGGTATCGCCCAGCAGGACGGTCGACGGGATCGTGGTCACGCCGGCTACGAACGTGCCTGTGCCATACAGGATCAGGTTGTTGTAGAAGCCGTAGATCTGGCTCGACTGCGCGGCATAGAACGGCAGCCCGAAGGTGTCCGAGGTACCGATCGAGACGTTGGAGCCTGATAGCGTGCCGCTGCACACCGCGCTGAGCAGGGCCTTGAACGCCTTGGTGGTGGTGACCGCGGCACCGCTGCCCATCGTCATCTGCTGGCGCATCAGGTAGCCGTACTGGTCGACGCCGGTCAGCATGATCGTCGCGGTGCTGTCGTTGCCCACCGAGGTCACGGTGATGCAGCGCTCGACCATGGTGGCACTGTCGTAGGCGTAGGCCTGCTGCTTGCCGAAGCCGAACTTCTGGTAGATCGGCACCGCCTGCACGAAGCGCCCCGTCACCGGCACCAGCTGGCCACCCGGGAACATCTGCGTCGGCGTGGTCGGCACGATCACCCCGGCACCGGAGCTGGCGACCAGGGTCATCGGTGTGCCGACGACCGGGATCTGCGCGGCAGCGAAGGCCGCGGCGGCCAGGGTGGCCGGCACGAAGTCGAGCACCGGATAGAGGCCCGGATCGGGCCAGCCGATCACCTGCGGCGCGAAGGGCGACGATCCGGCGTTCCACAGCCAGCGGCTGTCCTGGATGCCGGTGCCGCCACAGTCGAACGACATCGACACCGTCGGCGGCTGGCTGGCGCCTGACCGCGACCCGACGGGATTGCGTCCCATGACGCGGTGGGCGGGGGCGTAGAGTGCTGTGCGGGCCATCGGTGTTCCTTTCAGCGCACTGAGTGCGGGGCAGAAGGAGGGTGAGGGGTCAGCGTCTTCGGCGGGCGCCGATGAAGCCGTAGCAAGTCAGCGTTCCGCCGGTCAGCGTCAGCTTGGCCGATAGGTAGACGGTCGTGGTGGCGGCGAGCGACAGCCGCATCCGGCCGGTGGGCAGCACCATCGGGTCGGGCGTCACCGTAGCGTTGATCCCGACGATGCCGTGCTGGCTGCCCATCGGGGTTGCCGGCACCGTCGCGGATACCGTGTTGGTCCAGACCGACATCGCCGTGACGTGGGTGGTCGCATTGACCGTGGTGGAGACCTGCCCTTGCACATCCCAGTCACCTGCGGTGAGCGAGATCGTCGTGAGGTCAAAGGCCACGCCCGTAGGTGCGTTGATCGCCGCGCCGACCAGGACGGTGGCCGAGATGAACTCGCCGATCTGCCCGGCCGCGGCGTTGTTGTTGGTGGTGGTGCCCATGAGGGTAGTCGGCACCTGTATCAAACAGCTGGCGGCGTTCATCTGCATCCATGGCGTCCCGGCCGGCACACCACTGTTATCGGTCGCCATAACATTGAGCTGGCTGCTGGAATAACGCATCGCGACGCCGGTTGCGCTGGTACGGTTGAACAGCGACAGCGTCGATCCGAAAACATCACTTGCGGTGTTGTCGCCCGTCACCAACACCCAAGGAATGTTGCCCCCGGTCTGAGAAACCGTGAGCCGGGCTGTCTGTAGGTTCCCGGCCATCGTATCGCCGGCTTTGGAGACCTTCGAAGTGTCGCTGGGGTGGACGTGGTCCGCCCTGGCCCAGGTCGTGCTGATGCCGATTGCCGCGGTGCCATCCATCGCGGGTATCGTGCTGGATGCGACCGGCACCGTCGGGATGTCGGTCATGTAGGCGATCGCCCCTTGGGCGATACTGTTGACGTAGGGGTAGATCCTGCTGTTGCTCCAGGCGAACTGATAGCTGGCGTTGTTGGCCCCCATGGAGGGGAAGCCGATACCAGGAGCCGCCACACCGATAGGACCGACAGCGCCGCCGGTCAGCGGCAGCACCTGTGTCCAGGTTGCGTTCATCCGGCCGTAAGTGAAGCTGTCCTGCGGCGCCTCCGGCACACCACCAGCGCCCGCCGCGGGCACCAGCGGGATCATGCCGGCCGGCACCAAGGCCTCCGCCGTGTACTGGTCGATCCCGAACTCGGCGATCAGCGTCGACATGACGCGTGTGTTCAGCGCGTCCTGTGTCGGCGAAATGACGAGCTGCGTCTGATGCTGCGCCCCGAGGCTGGAGGCGGTGGGATTGATCAGCTTGTTGATCGTCGCGCCGAGGAACCCACCGCCCATGCCGAAGACCTGGATCTCCGGTGTGTCAGTAAGAGCTGCGTCGTCTTTCGGTGCGTCGCTCATCGCAGCTCCGTCACCGGCTTGTAGGTCCGGATGTCGATCGTCATCGCGATGCGGTCATCCTTCGAGCGGTTCTCCACGCTGTGCGGCGCTTGGTTGTCGAACCACCAGATCGTGCCCGGCTCCATGTAGATACGTTCGTCACCGGCCAGGAACACGACACCGGGCTGGCTGCGCAGCGTCAGCTGGTAGCGCTCGTAGTAGACCGCCGGGATCTCGCGGTCGGGGTAGTCCCGCTCGCTGGCAGCGTCGCGGTCGCTGTGGAGCGGGATCACCCCCTCGGGCGGCAGGCGAGACACGAACACCCGCCCGAGATGCACGCCCTGCACCCTCGCCATCAGACCGAAGATGATGGGCATGGCATGCGGCAATGACGCGAAGGCCGGATAGTTCACGCAGGCGATGTTGCTGAGCACCGCCTCGCGTGGGTCGTCGTTCGTCGGATCGAACCGGTTATAGCGCAGCAGGATGTCGTCCGTGCTGGCGTGGTTGCCGTACTTCGAGCGGATCGGCACGGCATTCCACAGTCCCGGCTGCGTGGTGATCTGGTGCAGCAGAGGATCTACGTCTATTCCGGCAGCGATCCGCTCGAAGTAACGCACTCAGACACCCTGGTTGGCGTAGATGCCACGCCAGTCCGCCCAGTAGCCGGAATAGCGCTCGTAGCACGCAGCCTTGGCATTCTTCGTGTCAAAGTCGTTGTCTTGGTCGAACGAAATCCCGTCTCTCTCGAAGTATGTCAGGCCATTCGGGATGTTCGTGCGGATGAAGTACGCGGTCGCCGACGTGAAGTAGTGGTTGACCTTGATCCCCTTGGGGAAGGTGCCTACTGCGCGCAGCACGTTGATCGCGTTGTTCGCCGTGTCGTTCTGCAGCACCGAGTTGTAGATGCGGTTCGCCTCGAACCACAGCTGCGGCGGCACATGCAGCGACATCGGCAGCGCGGAGATCCGCATGCCTCTGTTGTTCTGACATTGCATCACCTGGATCACCAGATCCTCGATCGCGACCTCGGAGATATCCGCCGCGGTGCCGAGGTTGGACTGCGATCCCGACAACGTCGGATGCGACGCTGATACCATCGGCTGACCGTCGGCGCCGAGTGAGGTGGCCGAGAAGGCGAGGTTGTAGATGCCCGCCAGCACGTTCTCCTTGGTCTGCCGCATGGAGAACGCCAGCTGCGACGCACGCCGCTTCGACACGACCTCGTAGAGATCGTCGCGCAGCTCTTCGTAGGTCACGATGTAGCCGAGCGCGTAGGCGACGTGGGTGAAGCGGCTGACCGGCCCCTGCACCTCGATGTCGTAGAAGATCTGCTGGCCTTGCGGCTTGACCGGCGCAAGACCGAAGCCGGTGATCTCCACCTCCTCTTCGTACGCCTTGTCCGATGTCTGCTTGTCGAGCAGATCGAGGTACTCGACCGGATGTTCGTTGTAGGACCGGCCCCAGAAGGCCTTGACCCCAGGCCACAGCGCCTTGGGATGCGTGCCAGTGGTGATGACTGCCATTGTCGCTCTCCCTCAGATGCCGGTGGCGTTTTGGTACGGGTGGATGGCTTGGTTGAGCTTCACCAGCCATCGGGCGTACTGACCCACGGCATTGTCGGCAGGCTGTTGCAGCAGCTGGATGATGCGCAGCTGGTGCGCTGGCGTGGTTGCCAGCGAGCTGGTCTGCATCGTCCATCCGGACTGCGCCGAGTAGATGCTGCCGGTGCCTGACAGGAGATTGGCGTTGCGCCCCGAGGCACCGCTCACCATCGCCGCGCCTGCGGCGCCGTCCTCCTGGATGACATAGAGCAGGTCGGGATCATCCGAGACCACGACGTAGGCCGCTTGGCTCGCCGGCAGGTACACCGGCTGCGTCTGCTGCAGCGTGATCACCGCGCCGCCGGCATTGTTGGTGATGCCCTGGAAGGCGCCAAGCACCATGTTGCTGTCGCCGGCCGTGGCGATCTGCACCGTCTGGATGCCGTTGCCGTCGGAGCTGTTGGTGATGAGCACCACCGGATCGCCGATGTAGAGCGCGGTGGGGTTGGAGGCGGGGACATAGTAAGTGCGGGTTGCCCCGCTGTAGGGCGCGCCATTGCGCATTGCGTAGGGGCGCAACCCGAATGGGCTGTTCACATTGGGCATCGCATAGCCTCTGCGCCATGTCGCCTATGCGCTGCGGCTGACCGGCCAGGGCCAGCCCGCAGCACTTAGGCAAGCGGTTAAAGGGATGTCGTGCCGCGCGCGCGTGCGATGCCTAGCCGCGTGACGGCTGTGTTCCGGCTTCGGGCGTTGCTATCCCGTCGCCTTCGGAGGCCAGTGATCAGCGTCGAGAGTTTCCTGTCTCGATCTTGATGTCGCCCCGCGTTGACCCAGCGTAACGCAGGTTACCATCCGGACCTCCTGGTCTCGAATGATCGCCCTTGCCGATCTGGGTCAGAAGGCTATGGACCACCATTTCCTGGGCGGCCATGTCCTCTCGGAACCATTCTTCCGGCACCTCCATCAAAAATGCAACCAAAGGCTGTCCGCCACGGCCGACGCCGACGACCATGGAGACCACCCGGCCGTCATCCTCATGCACCTGCTCATAGCCCGCGTTGCGTGCCTGCATGATCCGCCCCGGCGTGTCGTTGAACCAATGCCGGTGGAAACCTTCGCGGTCCGGGTAGGACAGCTTCTGGTCGAAGTTGCCGAACGGCTTGCGGACGAACGGCTTGCGCTCGCGCCTGGGCAGCGTGTCGACGGACTGCTCGTCGTCTGCACTACCGCTGAGTGCGCGCTCGACCTCGGCCTGACGCCGTGCCTGTGCCGCCGC